CCATGTATGCCTTGGCTTGGTCATCGTGTTTTTCTTGAAGCTGCTTCTGCTGTTTCTTGTCCTGCCGACTAAACAGCTCATAGGGGCTTTCCCGATACGGTGTGGGCTTGGTTCCCTTCTTGGCGAAAGCACGAAGAACCGGAGCAGCGTCAATAAGCGCTTCGTAAAAATAAGCCCCTTGAAGCCAAGCGTCTTGATTTCTCAGGTCTTGCCTGATCTGCGCCGCCTTTCGGTAATACTTCACCAATTCGCAATCCTGTTCCCAAAATTGCTCATAGGTCATACCAATGGAAAGATAGTACGGGAAAACCTCATAAAACTTTGGGGTGTAAGCGAGAAGGGGAGCGGGGCGATGGTCGCCGCCGCCCCCCTCACTTCTGGAAGATCGGTCGCTTACCAGCCGGTCTTCCAGCTCAGGTTTCCCTCGTTGCCCTCCTGCTCAGGCTCGTCCAGCAGACTCAGCAGGGGGTCGTTATACATCTCTACCAGAGCGGCAATCAACTCGTCCTTGTGGTTCATACGAGCGTAAATGCTGTCGATCACATCACGCTTCACGAACCGATGATGGGCGAGAAACGCACCGGCAAACAGAGCCGGGAGCAAGGTCATCGGCTTGCGCTCCACATCGGCGGCAACAAAGCCGTTCTTCTCCATCGCTTCAACGGTCTTGCGGGTGTATTCCAGCGTGTAGGTCACGCCGGTAGTAGGGTCATTGATCGTCAACTGCTTTGCCATGATAAATCCTCCTTATCAATACGGCGATTGTTGGTGTCTTAGGTTGCGGAGAAAGTGATGGGGGTGGAAGGAGCGATGGTGATGTTCATGTTCACCACTTCGTTCACGCCGCCGCCCACGGGATACACGGACAGCTCACCGTCAAAGCTGAACTTGCCGTTAGAGCCATCGGGAGTGACAACGCCCTCGCTCTCGGTGCCGCCAAACCAGACCGCATAGCTGGCCTTCTTGCCTTCCAAAGCCTTGAGGGTCTGGAAATCAGCCAGCGTGTAGTTGGCGGTGAAGGACAGACCATCGAGGGACTGGATACCGGCGATGTAGGTCTGCATATTGTCGCTCAGGGTGGTGGTTTCCAGCATTTCGGGTTCGCCGCCGAGGTCAGGAAACTCCTTAATGTCGATCAGCTTGCTCCACTGTTCGCCAGTGTCGGCTTTCTTCATCAGAAAAACCTTGTAGGTGGAAATAGCCATTTCATTTACCTCCTATAAAGAGTGGTTCCGTCCGTTTCAGCCTTGTATCGGGCAACCAGACGGTAGATTGTTGCGTTCTCCAAATTGGGAACCGGGGACAGAGAAGTACGCCGGAAATTCTTGGCATACATGAGATCGTCCACAAACCTCATGATCTTTCGGCAAACGGATTTCTTACCGCCTGCCTTATCGGAGTAGACATTCACCTCGTACATCAGCGTGGCGAACCTCTCCGTATCGCCGCTGTCCATGTGAGCTTCCGTGGTGTAGTTATCCTGTTCCACCAAGCTCACATAAGGGAAACGGGTAGGGGCATTGACATACTCGCCGCTGACCAAGATACCGGGAAACTGCGCTCTCAGGGCTTCCGCAATCGGCGTGTAGATTTGACTCTCCACATCAATCATGAAAACACCTCCTTCGCAATTCGGGTAAGCTGGAACTGCAATTCCTTCTTTGTTTCGTACATCGGCATATTAGCGGGATTGCCGTGAGTGATGACCACGAACCCGCCATTCTTCTTTTCTTTCAGCACTCCGTTCGTGCCGGGGTCGCCGTAATAACCCCAAGAGTGCTGCTTGCCGTGACCCTGACCGTATTCGCCACGCTTCATATTGCGATCTTTAGCTTCCGGGTGGTTATCGGGATAGGTCACGCCTGTGCCGAACTCGATAAATAAAACCGCTTTACCGACTGCCACAATCGCCCTTGCATTTTCACCTCGATATTCCGCAGATACAACAACATCATTTGTGCCATCATAGGCTGCGTCATCGAAACACGCAGAAGCAATTCCAACCCCCATCGCAACTAAGCGTTCAAGAAAAACCGTTGTACGATCTCGAAGCCAAGTTTTACGATTTTCAACTTCCCGTATCAGCCGCTCAATCCCTCTCCCGGAGAGCGGAACATTGATTGTCTGACTCACGATACCGTCACCTTACTGACCGCATAGGAAATGGAGTTAAGAGACTTGGCGACTCGCCGAACCATGTAATCGTAGAGCGGTTTCCCGTCCTTGTCATACTGAGGCTTCTTGTCGATGAACAGCACAGTGTTCTCGTCAATGGGGCAGCTCAGGTCATCGGTAACGATCACCTTGTCGTACCCTGCGAAATTACCGAACTGCTCCACCTGAGCGGAGCCGGTTGCCGCCGAGATATTGGCGCTCATCGCCACAGCAGGCTTGTAGAACACGATTTCCTCACCAGTCTCGTTACCATACTCATCCTTGGCAGAAACCTTACGGTCATACAGCAGATACCAGAAGGGCGATTTGTTGCGGTTCAGAGGCTTCATGCTCAACCTCCCATTACGGAAGCAAAGGGAATGATGTCCCTCAGCAGCGTAGGCGGCACATCTCCGTCTTCGTAGGAACGGGAGATGCCATTCTCGCTGTGAGCGGTCTGGCCTTCGGCACCCCGTTTGTTCAGCAGATACACCGCAATCTCCACCTGTACAAAACCGTACTGGTAGGGGACAAGCCGCGCATCCGGGTCATACGGATATGCCTTGCGGCATACCTTGTCACCAGCAATCGAGAGGTAGGTGGAAAGAATGCCCTCGTCTGTCTCGCCAGTCATGGCTTTCACCATTTTCAACTTCTCAGCGTCCGTCACACTTTCCACCTCCCATCACGCTACCGGTTTCTCGGTTTTCTTACGAGACTTCTTGATAAGCGGAATAGGATTGTCCTCAGACAGATTGAACTTGGTGATGATTTCCTCACGGGTGAGGGCTACGGGGTTGTCGAGGGTATCAACAACCACCGTACCCATCACAACAGAGGTACTTTCCAGTTCACGCTGAGTAATCACCTTGTCCTTTGCGGTAAAGCCTACATTACGGAAGTGATCTCCCTCCCGTACATACACTTTCCCGTCAGAAACATAGAACATGGTGAACCTCCTTATCCGTTGGTGATGATCTTCGCCAGCGCAATCGTCTTGGGGTCAGCCACAATAGACCAGTTGCCGGAAGCCGCAAGCTGAGCGTCCGTGGGAGAAGCGGTGTAGCCGGAACTGGGCTTGGTAAAGCTGAAACCGTTGGGATGCATGGTTTCGCGGATACGAGTCACCAGAGCGTCATAGCCTCCGCCTTTGAGAGCGTCACGGGTCAGCTCGGAAGGAACCTTCACAGGGGCAGGGGCGTACTGAATAGCGCCAAGACCAAGAACATAGGTGGTATAGGTCGCCGCTTTAGCACCCTCACCGCTGGTAGCGGCAGTAGTGGGACAGCCATCGTCCACAATAACGGTCATGCCGTTCACCGTGCCGATACGCAGGGGGCGTTCCACGCCATTTGCGTCCGTGTATTTGAGGAAGTCCAGCAGTTTCAGGCCAGCCATGTTAGTGGCGACCTTGCTGTGCATAAACACAAGCTGGAAAGCGTCCTGATTGTCGCCCACGGCCTTCTGGATAGCGTCACCGATAGTGGTTGCACCCATCTTGTTTGCGTCACCAACGGTGGTAGAAGCGGAAGACAGGTCGGTGGTGTGGTTCGCCCAACCGGCAAACTCACCGCTGCCAGTCACGCCAAAGACCGCATTGAGGATTTTCAGCATGATGGACTGGCGCTGCTTCTGCCAATACTTAGACACCTGAGCCACGATCTGCTGCATGGGGTCTGCACCGCTGTTATAGTCAACGATGAAGTCCTTCTCCTTCCAGCCATGCGCACGACCGAACACGATGCCGTTCTGAGCGCCGCCAGCGGGGTCGGTCAGGGTGATATCGGTTGCGCCATCGTAGTTCTCAGGAGTACCGCCGATGACCTTGTAGAAGGGCAGGGTGTAGAAGTCAGAGCCGTTGGCGATCAGCCGCGCCAGTTCTGCATTCGGGGCGACAGCGCCACTCTCAAACATAGCGGTCAGGGTGGGGTCTTTTGCGTTTGCCCAGTTGTAGTTAAACAGCTCAGGGTCAAACGGGAAGCCGAGATAAGAAGCCATAGTGTTATACCTCCATAATTACTTCAAAATTGTCTGCCAGTCAGGATGTTCCTTGACGAACTCCAACTGGGCTTTGGTGTCGAGTTTCAGAAAATCAGCCTTGGTCATCTCGCCGCCCTTACCACCGGCAGGGGGCTTAGGGGTGTCTTTCAGAACCTTGGCTTTTACATCTTTCTCATACTGTTCCAGAAACTTTTTCTGTGCGGCAAAGACCTTATCCATTTCACCATTTGCCATAGCGATAGCGGCTTCGGTTGCCAGCGGCTCAGGATAACCCTGTGCGGCGAAACTCGCCTTGTAACTGGAAACGGTCTTCTCCTTTTCCAACCCCGCCAGTTTGTTCTTCATTTCCTCGAACATCTGCTCGTTTTCCAGCTTCTTGCGTTCTTCCTCAGAGAGCAGCTCATTGTGCTTCTTCTTCCAAGACGCAAGCTCGGAAGCAGTCTTGTCAAAGACATCTTTCTTCACATAGCCGGTATAATCAGGGTCGGGAAACTCGTAGTTTGCGAGGGCTTCCGCTTTCTGCTCTGCGGTCATATTCGCAAAGCCTTCAATGGTGGAAACATCAATCTTTGCCATACAATCGTTCCTTTCTGCGCTTTTTAGAGTGCATCTCCGCACTATACCTTTGTGTTTACGGTTCTCTCCGTTTTGTGATTTAAGGCTTCTCTGCCTATTCAACGCCTTACGGCGATTAAACCAAAAGAAAAAGGGCTACCAATACCTTTTCGGTATCAGTAGCCCGTAATGGCTGTCCCTATCGCCTATGCGATAGGCTGTTCATATTTCTTTTTGCTGCTGACCGCCCACACAACCACTTTCTCGTTCCGCTGTGCAATCTCAACGGTCTTTCCCATAGTCAAGATTTCTTCAATCTTTCTGACCGCCACCGGGGTCAGGCGGATTTCCTTCTCCATCAGGATTAACCTCCTTCTGCTTGGTTGTGAGTTCAGCGGCCTTTTTCTCCTGTTCCTCAGCATAATCCATACTCATACGGTACGCGAGCTGCGGGTCGCTGAACATACCCGAATGTGTAAAGGCCAGAACAGGGGCAATCTTCGGATTGGCAAGCATAGTAGTCAATACTGTTGCTTTCTGAGCGATATTCTCATAATTGCGGCGAGTAAAGCGAACCTCTACGTTCGACAGCTTCAATTCCAGATCACTCAGATCGGAACAGATGTGCAGAACCAGCTTCAAGAACTCTTTTTCGGAGAGTTTGAACATCAGCTCGGAGTCTTTTGCTCTGGCTTCCGCCGCCGACCAACCATCACGCATGATGACCGCAGAGCCGGTATCGCTGGTGGAAGAACCGCCGTTGCGATTCGGCATACCGCAGATTGTCAGCACCGTGTTATAGAGGTGATCGACCAGCGTTTGTGTCTGACTCTGGTTCAGCTCGGAGGTTATATATTTGATTTCAGCTTTGAACTGAGGGTCAACATCTCTGAATTTAATTGCGCCATCTTTGCGCAACTTAGCGTAATCATCAGTATCGAGATTAACATTATGAAACAGCATGAGTGCTTGTACAAACTGTTCTATACCGTCAAGCCGGTTGCTGTCCACCGTATTGATGGCGTCCAGCAAGGGAAGGACGATTTCAAAAGCACCCAACCGAGCGTTGTTCGCCGGGTATTCGATAATGGGAATACCGAGCGACTGGGCTTCTTCCCGGACGATCATACTCTGGTTTTCAACCTCGAAATAGCGGTCTTTCGTATAAATGCTGTAAATCACCGCACCGTCCGACCGCTGAATGTACTTCACACCCATTACGGGCGGTTCCCCGATGGAATTGGCATACACCACGAAAGCAAACCGAGGGTCGAGGGTATAAATCTCGAAGGGAGCTTCATCGCTTTCCCTCTCAAACACGCTGTCAGGAAGCACCATGCGGTATGCCGTGCCGCAAATGTGGAACCAATCCGCCAGTTCCTTATCTTTCGCGGCCTTATCTTCGGAAAGACAGTAGCCGTTCAGAGTGGTGATCTTATCGGCAACTGACTTGTTGTCACTTCGGCTGACATACTGAATGGGTTCACCCATCAGATAACCAACTTTGAAGGACACGATCTCATTGGCACGGTTCTCGACCACCGTATTTTTAATTTCCGGGCGAACTTCCTTCTGGCGGTTCAGCACCGGCTGTCTACCCTTGTAGTAAGCGTAGAGGTACTCCATATCCGCCTTGTTCGACCAATGCGTGATAAGTGCCTTTCTCAACACTTCCAGAACATTGTCCCGTGTGATCTCTGTCACATCAGTAAAGATTTTCTTACGACCGAAATGACCCAAGGCAGAATACCTCCCCTCTACCCATTTTCTCTCTTATCATTGTATCAAACTCTCCAATGCTTGTCAATAGAAAACTTTTAATTATACCATTCGCTACAACGAAAGTAAAGGACTCAAATAGGCCGTTTGAAAACCTCCACCTTGCCCCCGGACAGCATACGGATTTCGTTCTCCAACAGAGAGAGGGAGTCAGGAGCGTCATCGTGTGGAACCTTGCCGGAGCGGGTGTAGGTGGTCACTTCCTTCATGAAGTTCCAATACTGACTTCCCCGCTTATAGGTGGAGGGGTGTTTGAAGTAGAAGTTCTTCTTGATGTTGTCGGAAGCGAACTCGATACGGGTCTGCTTATTGGAGATCGTGCGCTTCGTGCGGATACCAACAGAGTACCCACGCTCACGAATGATCTGGTCAACATCTCTGGCATAATACTGACCGGCGTTGTTGGACTCAAAGACAGCGGAAGCCACCTTGTTCTCAATCAGGCACTTGGCACATTCCGGCTTCGTCACCTCAGCGGGAGAGTCATCAAAGACCACATCAACGATATACACATCGCTGCCGTATATCATCGCCACCGGCATAGAGGTCGAGTCAGAGCCGCTTTCCGCCGTATCACCAACGGCGATGATGGTATCCGGGTCACGGTCTTTCGGCAGCTCAAAGAAGTAGTTCAGCTCGTCCTTGTTGAACAGCAGACCCTTCGCTTCAAAGGGCTGTTGCTGGAACTCAGACTCAAACTGCTCCGCACTTAGAAGCTCCCGCTGCTCCCGAAAATAGGCGGTGGTAAAGACCTTCTTGCCCTCCCGCTCGTATTCATAATTGCTCTCGTCCGTCACGAGATCGAGGGCGGGTATCTCAATCGCTCTCCAAGCCCAGCCCTCCCGCTGTGCGTGTTCCTGCACACGACCGATGGGGTCATACAGGGAATAGCGAGTGCCGGTAAAAACCATCGGCGTACCTTCAATGGCACGACCCATAATATCGCCAGAGATCACTTCCCACTTGTCATCAAGCCGCTGGCGGTTCTTCGCTTCCTCACGACCTTCCACGCAGTCATCGAGGTAGAGGACATTGGTGGCTTCGGACAAGCCCACCTGTCGAGCGTCAATGGAACGACACATGATGGTGGGGAAACGGGACTTGCTTTTCAGGTTCACCGTCTTCGTGTCGGCGTTGGTCTGCACCAGCCGTGCGTCCGGGAATACATCGTAGAACAGGTACTCGTTGGGAACGGTCAAGTATTCCAAACAGCCGTTGTAGAAGCTCTTTACAAGATCATCGCCTGTCCCTTCCATCAGGGTCGAGCGGGCAGGGAACTTGCCGGAGATCATATTCACAAAATTGATGCCTGTTTGTGACTTACCCGCTCGTTTCGGCATGGAGATCGTCAAAAGGCGCAGCTTCCCGTCCAGAACATCTTGGAACCCCTGTACCATCGGCCTGAGATAGTGCTTGCGGGGCGCATAAAACCGCTTTTCCGGCTTACGGTCGAGTTCGATATAGGTCATGAAGGAGTCAAAATCATGGGGTGCTTCAAAGAGAAGACACCGCCGCCACTGTTCATAGAACTTTGCTCCGCCTCCACGGACTACCTGATCTGCGGAGAGTGCCAGCAGCTCCTTGTTTACCTTATGTGCCGCCGAGAAATCTTCGGTTTCCCACTCCCGGCACAGAGAAAAGAGGTCGCTGTACGCCCCATTATCTCCCGGTTGGCGGTCGATCGCAGCTCGGATAGAGCTGGAGAGTTTTTCGTAATTCATGTGCATTTCCTTTCCAACAAAAAACGAGCTACCCGTGTATTTCTACACAGATAGCCCGTCATGGCTGTCACTCCTGCCCTTGCAGAAGCCGATTATCTGGATTTTGCCATCAGCTCGGCAAACTCCCGGCTGTTTTTCTTAACCGTTCTTTCAATCAATCTTCCGTTGCTATAAAGCACTCGGAAAAGAACAGTAGCAGAGAAGATGTTTCTGGATTGGCTCATGGTCTTCTTTGTGCCACT